ATCACCGACTCTACAAGACCAGATTCTTCAATGTCCACAATGTGGCCTGGCTGATCGTGTGGAAGCGTCTTTTTGGCGCACACATGGCAATGAAGCTGACAGCACGCTTCAATATTGGCTCTGGTCTGGGTATGGATACCCATGGACCTGAAGTAACGGTGATGATGAGCAAGTTGTTAGCTGTGGGGGATAAATTCCTCATGACTGACGTTGCTGAGTGGGACGGAACACGACAAGCAGAGACCTTAGATGATGCTATGGAAGCAAATATAAGGTTTATGCGGCTACATGAAAACGACCCAGATAACAATCGTAGGCGCGAGATGTGTAAACACGCTCAAGCTCATCGCATTCACATAGTGGAGTCTACTGTGTACATGACCATGCAGGGCGTCCCCAGTGGACGTGGTGATACATCAGACATCAACACGGATGATCATATCATGGAAAATGAAGCGAATTGGCTAGAGTTGGCTGAACATTGGGTGCTTACAAAACCCAAACACGAACGTGAGAGGTGTATTGTGATGGCGACTTTGGAAGCCAAAGAAGAACACACCTGTGAGCAGTGCGTAGGAGACGACGGTGGGGGCACCGTGTCAGATGAAGCGGTTGAGTTTTACAACGAAATCAACATTGAACACATATTCGCGCACTATGGAACGAAGTGCACTCCTCCAAACAAAGTGGAAGGCCAGGAAATTAAGGCTTTTGCTACCATTGAAGAGTTCGAGTTTCTGAAGTCTACCTTCAGGCGGGATGAAAACTTTCGTATGATTTGGCACATGCAAATGTCGCCAAAGGTGATTCGAGAGCTTACAAACTGGGTTACGGTTCATGGAGATCCGTACCAACTTTTTTACTCCAACATGGAAGACGCTTTACGCTTTGCCTACCATCATGGAAAGGAGTTTTACAACCAATTTAGAACGGACGTCAATTGCGTTCTGAAGAGGGATGACCAACCTCAATTGACAACACGATTCGAAGAGTCGCGTGAGGAATTTCTCGAGAAATTCGACAAGTTTCTCCTCTACCCTTCGACCTAGACGGATTTTACGGACTACGGCTATATAATTAAGATCACTATCTTTAGTTTTAAGAGCATTACAAAACCCAAAAACAGTAACTTTCTTAGTGTAACTTTCTTCTAGGATAACCGCCATTTAACGAAATAAAGGATTACTTGATTCAAAATCAGCCCAATTGGCAGAGGGCCC